ATGCAAAAAGACCAGAACGGCGCTGATATTCCGGACATAGATTTATTCGTGCGTAATATCGGAGCAGCAAGAGCATTCAATGGCGGGATTAATATTGGTGGTGACAGTGGAAACTGGACTACGGCGGAATTTATCACCTGGCTGGAGTCGCAGGGCGCATTTAACCATCCCTACTGGATGTGTAAGGGGTCGTGGGCCTATGCCAGTAACAAAGTCATCACTGACACGGGGTGCGGGAGTATCTGTCTGGCGGGCGCTGTGGTGGAGGTTATGGGGGTTCGTTGCGCGATGACAATACGCGTAACCACACCCACCACAACGTCAGGTGGTGGTGTACCCAGCGCCCAGTTCACCTATATCAATCACGGCGATGGATATGCTCCGGGCTGGCGACGGGAGTTTGGCCGTACTGGCGACGGGATGACCGGCAACCTCTACCTTAAAAATGAGGGTCGTATAAATCTCGCTATTGTGGATGAAGCCGAAACGCCCCGCATGTGGCTCTTCAAGGATAAAGGCGGCGACGGTGTTCATATCAACAATGGTAACGATGGTGGCGGAGATTTTATTTTCGGTAAAGACGGCATTTTTTATGCACCATTAGCAGTCCGTGCAGGTGGTAGCAAAAAGCTTACTGTTCGGTCAGATAATAATTCGGCACTGAGTGCTCACTTTAATTTATGGGGCGGTGGAGAACGCCCAACGGTCATTGAACTGGACGATGACCAGGGATGGCATCTGTACAGCCAGCGAAATCCTGACGGTTCAATTCGTTTTATGGTCAATGGCGAGATTTTCACTACCAGTTCGATTCATGCGGGGGCGAATACTATCTCCACTGATGGCAATATTTACGGTTCGCTATGGGGTGGCTGGCTGAATGACTGGATTAATAACACTATTATCAATCGTTTCGTCAAGGATATCAGACTGGGTGGGGTCGAATATGCACAGGCATGGAGGGGGCCCGGATTCAATGACACACCAGGCTATGTAATAACCGGTGTCGGTAACGGTAATAGCGACGAATTAATCGATGGGATACACCGACGCCCATTGCAAAAGTTGATTGGCGGTATCTGGTATAATGTTACGAGTATTTAAATATGATGCATTTGAAAAATATTTCTGCGGGTAATCCAAAAACACTGGAGCAATATCAGTTAACTAAACGTTCCGGCGTCATCTGGTTATACTCGGAAGACGGGAAAAACTGGTACGAAGAACAGAAAAACTTTGCGAATGACACACTGAAAATAGCCTATGACCAGAACGGTGTTATTGTGAACATCAGCAAAGATGTTTCGACAATAAATCCCACTGGTTTGAGCGTTGTTGAATTACCTGACATCACAGCAAACCGACGCGCTGATATATATGGTGGCTGGATGTTTGACGGTAAGCAGGTAATTAAACGGATTTATACACCGGAAGAACTGCGCCAACAGGCCGAAGTGAAAAAATCAAAACTGCTCGAAGAGGCCGAGACGGTTATCGCACCACTGGCGCGGGCGGTAAAACGGAACATTGCCACAGATGAAGAGATTAAACAACTGGAAGCATGGGAACTCTACAGCGTTCTGGTCAGTCGGGTAGACACCTCAAATCCTGGCTGGCCGGTGAAACCAGCCAGCCAGTAGTGATTACTGCGGTAATGCAGGCCACCTGATTGCTGTGAAGGTGGCCTCGTCTTTAACTTCGCTTAAATCCAGTGCCTTAAGCTTCCTGATATACGCCATCCATTGAGTCAGACTTACCTTATCGTCGTCGCTGATTTCACCCAGCGCCAGTTCGGTTCGCCAGTCGGCAATGGTGCTGTTAGCATCGGTAAGTAGCTTCTGACGTGTAGTTTCGGCTTTTGCATGATAATCAACGGGAACAGCGACAACAGCACCTTTCTTATACTGCCAGTCTCCATAGATATTAAATCCGGCAGGCAATTTGTTGACCTCAACAACTGAAAAACCAGCCGGATAAAGTCGCGACACATCTTCTGATACGGAACGGATTATATTTTCAGAATCAATGCACAACTTATATTTTTTCGTGAATTTACTCAGCGATTCATAAAAGTCCTGACCATCTTCACTACGAAAATAAAGAAAGTTGTTATCGTAGTCCGGGTCATCAGGAATGTATCGGTTAACGTTTTTTAATTCCATTATATTTATCTCAATTATCCATTAATTGTACGCCAGCCATTACCAACCCACATTTGCAGTGGTCGATACGCAAATGTCACACCGTATGCCGTTGTTGGGTCATGTCTTGCTTGTGTCAGGAAACACCCTGCGGGAGCTTCATTAGGCCCATATTCATCTACTTTACCAGGCCATACAGGAGCACCACGCTGGATATTCTGGACATAACGATTATCCGATTCACTTCTTGTATAGACGTTTCCTGCTGTCAAATAACGGGCGTCGAAATTGTCATAATTAGTCGGAATAATATGCCCATTTACAACAAATTGAATACTGCCGTCAGGATTTCGCTGGCTGTACAGATGCCATCCCTGGTCATCGTCCAGTTCAATTACGGTTGGTCTGTCAGCGTTACCCCACAGATTGAACGTAGCCGTCGCTGTAGAATTATTATCGCTCTTTAGTGACAGGGTTTTGCCGTTACCTGCGCGTACAGACCCCAGAGCCAGCAATTCACCGGGCGTAACACGAACAGTGTGCTGGCCGTTGGCATACGTATCCAGTATCCCGTCGCCGTTCTGTTTAAAACCAGTGTCGTTATCGCCAAATACAATAGAATTACCGCCCAGCGCATTATCAGTACCAATACCCAGCGGACCATTCAGTCGTCCTCCATTAACTGACAGTGCCTCAACGTCACTGGCTGTAGGTTTCATCATGCTATTAAACAGTGCATATGTCTGACCGTTCGTAGCGTTGGCCGGCTTTGTTTCTGAAAATTCAGGACTGGTGTGTAGTATTACGCCAGCGTTACTGGTGTAATCGTACTGCGCAATTAAACCGTAGGCATACCGCCCGATATTAATATAAATATCGTAGCTATCACCTGATGTGTTAATCCAGGCGATCTCGTTAGCAGCGGCAGGTGAACGTCTCCATAATGTGGCGGTAATCCCGACCGGGGAGCCATTACCGGCACGCAGCACCAGTTCACTGATTGCCGCCTGCTCAAATGAACCAACGTTAAACCCCGACCCACCGTACAGTTTAATCACCGCAGTTGATGTGGCCTGTGGCATGAAGACCGTGGCAATTTTAAACCAGCCAGATTCTCCAAATGTAACGCTGGTAGAGGTTACAGCGCCGATAGTTCTCGCAAATTGTTTTTTGTCAGGAATATCAGCACCGTTCTGGTCTTTTTGCATGGCGCCAGCGGCGCGATTTATGGTTTCTCGCAAACCAACGTATTCGATAAGACCGTCAACGTTTTTTCCTGACAGCGCCGTCAGGGTTTCGTCCAGCGGCTGCTTGCCCGCCAGTTTATTCAGTACCGTGGTGGCAAAGTTCGGATCGTTTCCCAGCGCGTCAGCCAGTTCCTGCAGGGTGTCCAGTGACTCCGGTACGGAACCAACCAGCGCGGCAATCAGTTTGCGGACAAACTCCGCGTTTGCTGTCTGAAGCCCTTTAGCATCGTCTGGCGGCGTCGGTGTGGTCGGCGTTCCAGTGAATGCCGGGCTGTCCAGCGGCGCTTTGGTCTGTGCCTCGCTCATGACAGCTTTGACCGCCTTTGGCGTGGCCGCCAGCGCTTCGCTGTCACTGTCCGTGGCGCTGCTTAACTTAACGATACCTTTTTTCGTCAGGCTGGCATCTTCCAGGGAAATCACGTCCGCGATATCTTCTGCCCGTTTTGCGGCATCTTCAGCTCTGGTGGCTGCTGCTCCGGCAGCAGTACTGCTTTGCGCTGCCAGTGATGCGCTGGTATCAGATGCGGCGGCGTGGGTGGATGCCTCCGATGCTGATGACGAGGCGGCTGTTGCGCTGGTAGCCGCCGAAGTGGCTGACGTTGCTGCGTTTGTCTCAGATGCTTTTGCTTCGGCTGCCGATGTGGCTGCTGCCTTTTCCGACGCTGCCGCCGCAGTTGCTGACGCACCTGCATTACCGGCACTGGAAGCGGCCTGCGTTTCTGACGCCTTCGCAGCGGTTTCGGATGCTTTAGCACGCTCTGCTGATGTCTGCGCCGCCGTCGCGCTGGCGGCTGCGGCAACTGCTGAATCGCCGGCGGCAGCACGGGAGGCATCTGCATTCGCTTCAGATGTTTTCGCTGCGGCTGCCGATGCGGCTGCCGCCGTTCTGGCTGTGTCAGCCGACGCCGCGCTGGCTGATGCCTCCCCGGCTTTTGTGGTCGCCGTACCTGCGCTGCTCTCCGCAGATGCTGCGGATGAGGCTGCCTGTGTGGCTGATGCTTCTGCCGCTCCGGCTGCATTCACTGCTGCCGTGGCGCTTTCCGCGGCCTGACCTGCTGATGTCTTCGCCTGTTCAGATGCCTGCCCTGCGGCGGTGGCATTCCGCGATGCCTCCGATGCCTGGCGGGCAACTTCTTCCACCATCGCCTCAAAACGCCGCAGCGCTTCCGGGCGGACGTCGTCTTCCGTTATGGCCCCCAGGAAATCATTCAGGGTGCCCGGTTTTGAATCATCGTAGACCGTAATAACGCCGGCATGTGACGGGGGATACCCTTCCACCAGGAGCGTGACAGTGTACTGCCCCTGCTCCACATCCATGCTGTAGCGCCCGGCGTCATCCGGATTTTCCGATGCCACCGTATTCACGACCACCGTCGTACTGGTCCGGCTGGCCTTCAGCTGAATGGTGCAGTTCTGTACCGGCGTTCCCGTACCATCTTTCAGTACGCCGGAAATAAGTACTGGCATATTGCCTCCATAAAAAAAGCCGCTCTACGCGGCTCTTAATGATTTAACTGATACGAATCCCTGCAGTGGATTTTTTAACAACCATCAGAATCAGATCGCTTATTCTGGAATTCGGCCATCCTGTGCTGTTCCCCCTGGTACTGACACTAAATGTCAGTGTGACGATGCCGCCTCCGGCAGGCATATCCAGCGTGGCACCGTATGACTCAGGAATGCTGCTGCTCGTTCCGCTGTAAATCAGCGCGCCATTGCGGCGCACTTCCAGCGTACACTCATCCCACGTATCATTGCGTCCGTAATAACTCCCCTGAAAATTGATGGGGGGGATAATAATCTGGCGGTCAAATGACTGGTCGTCATCTATCTGAACGGTCAGTGTGCCACTGGCGTAACGCTTTGCTCCGGTGGACGGCTCCCTGAAATACGGGAACTCTTTACCCACCGCTTTGACTATATCGCCGAGAATCCGCTCGGCCCGCAACGTCCCATGAATCGTACAGTCTTCAGCAATAACGACGTTATTCAGCGCCCCCGACGTGGCATTAATATGCCCACTGATATCCGCATTTTTCGCGGCAAGACGACCGTCTGGTGTCAGGGAAAACGCAGGAGGATTCCCGCCACTGGTGATGGTCGGCGCACTCAGGTATTTCAGGAACACCTCATTCATGGTTATCTGGTCGCCCTGCATGACGAATCCTGGCGTCTGGTTTCCGTTTTGCGGGTTAATGAACGCAATGCGGTCCGCCGCCACCAGAAACTGGCTTGCCTTCCCGTCCGGCGTGTCTTCCATGCTCAGGCCCAGACCAGCTACATAATGCCTGCCGTCCTCGGTTTGCTCTATCTTCACGCCCCACATGGCATTCCACTTTCCGTTCGCGTCCTGCCATTCTTTCGAAAACTCATCCAGCCGGCTGGCGTTGTCTTCCGTCAGATCCACCTTCTCCAGCAGTTCCTTACCCAGGTGACTTTCAGTTATCTGCCCTTTGAAAAAATCCAGGTAGCCTGCGGCATCGTTGCTGGCCTGCCCTTTAGCCTCCACGAATGCTGATTTACCGACCTGATTCACAGCCCGGATATAGAAGTAATAATCCTTGCCGGGTTTGATACCGCTACTGGCCGCAATCCAGTACAGCGCCGTTCCCAGATATCGTGCGGCGTTTTCCACCTGATTGATATCCGTAATTTGCGCGTCTGAAAACCAGAACTCATACTGCACCGTCGGGTCGTATACCGCCTGGCGCGGTGTGGCTGTAATCTGGAAATAGCCGGGCGTGAGCTCAATAAATGATGGCGCCGCCGGAGCCGCGATGCTGAACTGCGTGCTGGCCGGTTCGCCCTGCTGCCCCTGGCTGTTCACCGCCCGCACCGTCAGGGTGTAGCGCCCCGGCGTCAGCCCCCGGAACCGGTACTGCGTATCCGGCGTTCCTGCGCTGCTTACCAGCCGGTCACTGCCATCTTCCGCCGCCACGTTCAGGCGCAACGAAAAAGAGACACCCTTAACGACTCGCGGTGTGTCCCAGCGCGCCAGTACCTGATACTGTCCCTCCTCCGCCAGAATTTCTGTGGTCAGATGCTGTATCGCTGGGGGAACGGTACCGTGAATCGTTCCGGGCTGCGGGTCGAACGATGCCCCGTTGTCCACAATCGATTCTTTCTCCGGCACATGTTGTACAGCGGTGATGGCATACGTTCCGTCGTCGTTTTCCCGGACAGCCACGCACCGGAAGAGACGCTGGCGCAGCGACGGCAGTTTCAGCCCCCAGACGCTGTATTCCGCCACACCGTCCGGTATCCGGCTGACCTGAACCTGCACACCGTCGGTAACAGACTGCACGTCCACGCTGACCGGCAGGCCTTCGCCATCCACCAGGCTTATCAGCGTGGTGCCGGACGACGGCAGGGTAATCTCCCGGTCAAGGGTCAGAATGCGACGGTCGCGGTCAACGGACAGAATCCGCCCGCCCAGGCTGACCCCGGCATAATCCTCGTCGCAAACCTCAATCACATCACCGGGAACGTGGCGCAGCCCCTCCGCCCCCACACTAAAATCGACCGTCTGGGTTTCCAGCAGCTCCGTTTTTATCAGCCACAGCCCGGCTCGGTGCGCCTGCCCGCGACTGGTACAGCCAAACGCATCCATTTTTACCAGATTGCGTCCGTAGTGACTGATGGCGACCGTGTCTTCCACCAGTTCCGTGGACGTCTGCCAGCCATTATCAGGGTCAGTCCAGTTCACCTCTACCGCATTATGGCGGTCCTTCCGCGCACTGAAGCTGTAACGGAACGGTGTACCCTCATCCGGCATCACCACATTGCTGCGGGTATAGGTCCAGACTGTATCCGAGGGCCTGTCCTGCACGAAGGTCAGCCTCTGTCCGTTCCACACCGGCATACAACGCATGGCGGAGCAGAAGTCGGTCAGCACATCCCACGCCTTACGCTGCTGCGCCAGATACGCATTAAAGGTCATACGCGGCTCTGTCCCGCCGAATCCGTCAGGGACCATCTGGTCGCAGTACCGGCCAATGGCATACAGCGCCCACCGGTCCACGTCCGCCGCGCCGATTCGCTGTCCCATGCCATAACGGGGATGTGTCAGCATATCCCAGAGACACCACGCCGGATTATTGCTGTATGCAGGCTTGAGCGTGCCGTCCCAGATGCCGCTGTAGGTTCGCGCTACCGGATCGTAATTCGACGGCACCTGAATAATCCGCCCGCGCAGATGGTAATTTCTCGTCACCTGCTGGCTGCCGAACTGCTCAGACTCCACCTGCAGGCCAGTCACGGCAGTGTTGGGATAGCGCTGACGGACATCAATAATTTCGGTATACGACGACCAGATCGTGTTGTTCTGAAGCTGGTCACTGGTGCTGTCCGCCGTCACGCGGGACATCCGGATGCCGAACGGACGGGGAGGGAGGTTATTCACCATCACGGAAGCCAGGTACTGCGTGGTGGTTTTCCCGTTAATCGTAATATCTTTTTCAGTGACCCAGACGCCGTCACGCTGGATCTGTATCAGCAGCCTGACCGATGTCGGATTGCGGTCGCCCTTGCTGTTGGCCTCCACCAGTGACTGCACGCCGAACGTAAAACGCAGGCGGTCAATATTTGCAGCCGTGATGGTCCTGGTCACCGGATTATCGTGTTTAACCTGCACGCCGAGCACCGTCTCGGCGCCGGAAGATTCAAATCCCTCCAGCGGGGTCTGTTCCTGCTCACCGACGCGGTATACCACCTTCACGCCGTGGATATTCGTGTTACCGTCGCGGTCCACCACCGGCGTCTGGTTTACCAGAACACTTTGCAGACCGTTCACCGGGCCTTCTATCGGTCCCTCGCTGATGGCATCGATGACGCTCAGCAGCTGCGTGGATTTCAGGTTATCCGGTGCCTCGCGGGGCGTGTGCCCTTTTCCGCCGCCCTTTCCCATTTATTAACCCCGTAAAACGACAAAACCGCCCGGAGGCGGTTCTGTCTGAATCTGTTCTGTTATCAGCGGCCAATCACCACAACCTGACCGCCATCGCCTTCATCAGCGGTACTGACTTCCTGGGAAATCACGCGTGACCCCACCTGCATCTCGCCGTACAGCACCGGCAACGTGTTACCGTTGGCAACCATATTATCCAGCGACGAGAAATACGTGTTCTGCCTGCCGTTATCGGTCTGCCTCATTTCGGACATTTTGGGTTTTGGTGCCAGCATCTGCGCCACACCGCCCAGAATCATCGACGCCCCGGTCATATACATGCCGGATACCGCCGCCGCCCCCAGCCAGCCTGCCGGGTTCCACCAGGCAACCGCAATCAGCGCCGCACCGAGCACCGCCTGAAACACCCCGCCAGATTTAGCCCCGGCCAGACGCGGCACAATATGAATCACCGCGCCAGGCGGCAGCGGGTCATGCAGGCTGGTTGTCAGGGTGTCAGCCGTAACATCGTCTCCGGCTATGCGTACCTGATACCAGCCGTCGTTCAGTTTCTGCCGGAGACCGGGCAACTGTACCGACAGTGCCCGGACAGCTTCAGCACCACTGGTTACCTGCAGGCTGACGCGGCGGCAAAATCGTTGCAGATCCCCGTAAAGGCAGATGCGCGCCATGCCCGGTGTCGCCAGATGGAGTGCGTGCGTCGTTGCCATTTGTCGGTATACCTCTCACGTTTACTCAGTTGTTCAGGAATATGGTGCAACAGCTCTCCGTCGCCGCAGTAAATCGCTGCGTGGTTCGGAACGGAGGAGCCAAAGCAGCAAATCAGTACGTCGCCTGGCTGCGCACTGGCTGCGCTGACCCGGTAAAATCCCGTCGTCTCCAGATTATCCAGATAGAGATTGTCACCATGCCGCCACCAGTCGTCGTCCCGGTGAAAATCCGGCATATCAATCCCCGCCAGATGATAGGCATCACGGAACAGCGTGTAACAGTCAAAAACCCCATGTTTAAACTGTCGCCCGGTCAGGTGTGGCACACAGCAGAATTTATGTACCTGGCCGGCGCATACCAGCCACCACGGCAGGTCGCTTTGAACCTGCAGCCTGCGGTCCACATCGCTCAGATAAGGCTGGCCGCCAGGATGGCTGTGAACCAGTGCCACAATCTCCCCCTGCGTTTCAGCCCTCAGCCAGTCCTCCGGCGCCATACGGAAATAATCCTCCGGCGCGGCAGAAATATTCACACAGGGGAGATACCGTTCTCCCGCCTGTGTTCTCACCACGAAGCCGCATGACTCCGCAGGCGCACACCGTCGGGCGTGCGCCAGAATATCCTGTTCTTTCATGATGATTTACTGTGAAAGTTTATTAATGGAGAGGAAACCGCCAAAGTTTCCGGTATTGTCACGCAGGGCGCATCCCCGGGCGCAGCGGCTGCAGGCATCTTTTGCCGGATCGGCGGTAGGGTTATCAAATTCATCTGCGACAGCTGGTCCCGTATAACCGCATTCGTCAGAGCGGTATATCCATGTACAGGTATTGGCCAGCATAATTCGCCCGGGGAAGACACATCCGTCCGTTTCAGTCGGTGTTGCCAGGACAAATGTCGCACTTACCGCCGTCAGATCACTGCACTGCTCGATCACCCAGCGGCTTACGGATTCCTGCTCCGGGTCGGCCTCCTGGTTGCCGCTGTGAAAATTAACGGCATCGAGAAACCGGGCATATACTATCCTGCGGATGACCGTCGCCCCAACCAGGCTATGCAAATCCTCCACCATTCCGGTCACCATACCGTAAAGATTGGATACCTTCAGTGACGGGCGCGCAGCTGCGCCTTTGCCGTTCATTTCAAATCCGCAACCCTCTACAGGATAAACGTCATATTTCCGTCCCTGCCAGGTAACCGCCTCCCCCTTTTCATTCGCCTCGTTACAAAAAAAATAACGATCACCGCCAGACTGTGTCAGATCGATTTCCCACAAAGTGATCCTGGCGGACTGCGCCAGTTTAGCGGCTTCGTTCAGCGTATCCTGCGAAATCTCCTGCATCACTCCTCCTCAGATAACAACCTGTTCAAAAGTAGTGGTCACAGTCACCCAAAGAGAGCCAACGTTAATCGACCATTTGCGGCAAATCACCCGAATTTGTGTCCAGGTATAAGGCGGTGTCCAGAGAAAGGATTTCACTCCACCGTGGCGGGATAAAAATGCCTCAAGGTTCTGATGTTCTCCCTTACGAATCCGGACCGTTACGTTATACTTCGCCAGATGGTTGTTCAGCCCGGCTGGACGCCGTTGTTCATACCCGTCACCCAGTTTTATGGAGGTGACTTTTGGTTCTGACTCCACTGTCATATCAGGGCGGATCTTCCAGTTAAATGTTTCCATTGTTATCGCCCTCCTCCAGCAATACCCCCGTCACGCGACTGCTGTTGCCAGAAATCAATGGCGGCTTTTTTTCCAATGTTATATACGGCCTGTAATGCCTGCGGACCAATCTGTCCGTTGCCGGCGTCGTTGTGGATTTCAATGTTGTACTCAGGCGCAAACATCGCCATCCCTCCTGAACCTGCTGCCACGACGCCCAGCTTACCGTCAGCACCACGACGAAGTGGTAATATTGCCTCCGGTCCTGCCTCGCCCATCACCCCGGCACCTTTGGCAAAAGCAAAAAAGGTCGGGCGATTAACAATGCGGCCGCTGTATCGGCTCAGTTCAGAAGACTGATAAACTCCACCAGTCGCATTGGCTGTCACACCAAATCCCAGTGCAGATCCGATTCCCTTTACAGCCTGCATCATTGCCATACGTGCTGAAATTTTTGCCAGATCTGACACGATGGATGCGGTGAAAGATTTAAAGTTTAGTTTTCCAGTGGTAACGAACGTCGCCAGCCCATCTCCCATACTGTTGAATGCCGATGTGAACATTTGCTCCGTTGCGCCCGCCACGTTGCTGCCCTGCACCATAAAGTTATCCAGCGCACGCGACGCCCCCAGAGTCCAGTCTCCCTGCGCAGCGTCCACTTTCGCATTGTAATCAGCCCACTCAGCCAGCCGGCGATCGAGACTGCCCTTCAGCGCCTGCTCCGCCTGACGATATTCGTCAGAACCGTATGTCCCTTTTGCCTTGCTGTCGCGCTTAAGCTGCTCCAGTTGTTCCTGGTAGTGTTGCTGAATTTTCAGACTCTCTTCATACCGGCCACGTTGCTGATCGCCCATACCCATTGTGGCCAGCGCCATTGCGTGCTGCTGCCTGACGCGGGATTCTTCGTCAGCAAGCTGGCTGGTTAATGTGAGCGTCTTTTTCTTCAGTTCATTAAGGGCATTCTGGTGTTGCAAATCCTGTTGTGAGATATCGAGCTTCTGTAGCGCAAGCGCTATTTCATTCTTATGTGCCAGTACGCTTTGTTCATCCGCCGTCAGTTTTTTACCGGACAAATCAGCGATGCGCTGCTGAAATGACAAAAGCTGCTTATGCGCTTCCGTCATTTTTCCGGTCGTGGAAAGCTTCGCGGCAGCAATCTGCCCCTCAACCTGTGCCTGTTGCTGGCTGTACTGCAGCAGCAAACGGCGTCCTTCGTCGTTGTGGTAAGCGGCTGGCTTTTTCGCCTGTTGTGCCATCGCCTTTTTATGGCGTTCGTTTTCGCGCTCCAGCGCGGCATTGCGTACAGCAGCATCGGCATACTGCATGGCGGTAATACGCGCCACCTCCCGTTGGTGCCGCAGGGATTCAGTTTCATTATCCCGGTTCAGCGCGGCGTTCTGCTCGTTGCGACGTTTCTGCGTTTCCTGATAATTACGCTCTGCCTGCGCTTTCGCATCCAGCAGGTCCTTCTGGCGTTTCTGTTCCTGAAGTTCGTTCAGCTGCTGCTGATCGTATTCAGTCTGAGAGGAAGACACCGTCCACGGCGTTTTTCTGGCACGCGCGATTTTTTCCTGCAGTGTCGCGATTTTTTCATCTAGCGTGTCTTCCCGCCCGATATCCAGCATCCGATCCCACGCCCACTTCGCCGCATCACCGACAGCATTCCATGCTCTTTCAATCCAGCCCAGATTGTCGTGTACGTCCCCCATCCGCTTATTCATTTCTTCCGAATACGCGGACATGGCAATTTTCGCGGCATCAGCCACTCTTCCCTGCTCGCCCAGTACCCTGATTTGTTCAAGCTGAGTGGCGGTAAGAAAATGCAGTGTCCTGTCCAGTTCTTTCGCCGCATTCACCGGATCATCCCGCAGGCGTTTAAACTGGCGGATGGTTTCATCCACTGACTGCCCCACGTTTTCCTGCATTCTGGCCGCGGTACGGGATACCATTGCCACTACCTGCCCGGTAAACGCTCCGCTACCGACCACCTGCGCCAGTACACCTGCCGCATCGTGCTGCGTGACGCCATTTCCGGCGAGCGACTTCGCCATTTCATTAAGCTGGCCTGTAGTTTTTCCGGCATAACTCCCGGTCAGAATAAGCTGTTTATTGAATTCCTCGCTTTCTTTCGCCCCTTCATAGTACGCCTTACCCAGCCCGTAAACCGCCGCAGCCACACCGCCAGCCAGCCCGCCGAGCATCATGCCCTTCGGTGACATCAGCTGCTCGATCCATCCGGCGCGGTTGGCGAGCGTGATACCACTTCCCCGCAGTGCCCCGAAATTCCCACGGGCCAGCTCACCAGCCAGCACGCCCAGCTCACGACGGGCGGCGGCGCTTTTCAGTCCTAGCGTATGGGTGGCAGTTCCGGTACGCTCCAGTTTACGGATATAAATATCTGCGGCGCTGCTGACACCCAGTTCAGCCGCCTTCACCCGCAGCAGCTCAGTACGGGAGAGGCCCTGTACCGTCGTCTGCTCTTTCAGGCGGCGTATAAACTGTGCTTTTTTCTGCGTGGCCAGCGCTTCGGCATCGGTAAGCTCACGGGTCTTCCTGGCGGTTTCAGACACCAGCGCCAGATAATCGCCCTGTGAGATATCTCCGCGTCCTTTCGCCTGTCGTACCTGCGTCTGGATACGCTGCAGCTCCTGCAGACCACCGCTTAACTGTTTTACACTGTCAATCTGGCGGTAAAAAGCAGCACTTGTCCTGTCCTGTGCTGCCGCCACAGCCGCTGACTGCGCCTGTTCCTCACGCAGTTTCCTTCCCAGTGCCTCCACCCGCTGTCGCGTCTGATCCACATCCGCCGCCAGACGCGCGCTGGCCGCTGCGCTTTTCTCCACAGAGGAACTGTACGCGGTACTGCTGGCAGTCACCAGCCCCAGACTGGCGGACGCCCGGCGCGTCGCCTCCGTCTGCTTATCCAGAAAACGCTGCATCCGGGCCGCTGAACGTTCTGAGTCACCGGCCGCATCGTTCAGCAATTTTTTAATGCGCGGAACTTCGTTTCGGAACTCTGCGCTGTCGATACTTAAATCAATGACCAGGTTCGCTATCTGGTCCATAGCGGACACCTCCGGTAATACCTTCGCCCAGGATCATCAGTTCATCATCCGTTTTTTCGTGCAACGACTCAGGATCAGTGATCAGGCTGAACATGTCTGCATCGTGATGCGTGCCTGTAACCAGTCCGGTCATCAGCGATTTCAGCGTTGCAAACTCCGCATCCAGCAACATGTCACTGAAGCTGTTCTTCCCGAAATGCTCCGCCCACTCACCCAGCTCTGTCGCACTCATTTCCGCCAGCATCTGCCGCCAGTCTGGTCGCCGGAACTCACGCGCGAGCCGCATCACAAACGCCAGCTCCCGGTTCAGGACTTTTCCGGCGTGGTCGTGTCCTTTTCACTCCCGCTGTCGTCTTCCTGCGATGCCGGAAGACGCATACCACTCAGGGACAGAACCATATCAGCGCCACGTCCCAGCGCCTCATAAGACCATTCCAGTCTGACGGACTCATACAGGGCGCGGGCCTCCTCCTCTTTTTTGCTCTCACACAGGGAGCGGGATACCAGCCATGCATTAATATCCACCCCCATCTGCATAAATTCTGTCTGACGCTCTGCTTCCGTCAGGGTTTCAGGCTGTGCGTCATAGTCTGCCGTCCGCTGCTGAATAAACTTCAGATAATCCACACGTTGCAGGGCAGAAAGCTCACTGAGCACGATGGAATGCCCACCGTAGTTAAAGGTGTCTGTATTCAGAAACATGATGATTTTCCATAGAAGCCCCGGAACCGGGGCGGACTGATAAGTGAGGGTTATGACGCCGTCACTGTCACTGCCGCCACCGCGACAAGACTGCCGTCACTGCTGATGCCAACAATATTCACGCTGCCCGCCTTCACGCCTTTAACCGTGGCCACATTATCCTTCAGCGTGACGGTGGCGATCAGCGGATCGGCGGTCGCAACCTGCAGCGTTTTATCTGACGCGTTATCAGGTTTTACCGTAAATGTCAGCGTGGTGGTGGCTCCGACAGCCACCGTGGCACTGGCCGGCGCAACGGTCACGCCGGATACGCTGACCACGTCAGGTGTATCCTCCTCCGCAAGAGAAGGACGCCCGACGCCGGTGATTTTTACGCTGCGTGTCATCACCTCTTTGGACGTCACGGTTTTACCCAGTGAACTCAGCCAGCCGCGGAACACATCAACCGTCCCGTTAGGATACCTGATACGGAAGGCGCGAACTTCGCCGGTGTCAAACAGCTCAACCAGTTTTTTCTGTCCGGTCTCACCGGGTTTCCAGGCCAGCGTGGCCGTGGTGTCACCGACGCTTTTCTGCCCCTGCGTAGTGCTTTTCCAGTCGGCATTTTCATCATCAAGATAGTCATCGTCTTCCGCATCTGCACTCATTTCTCCGGGCTGCAGATCCTTAATACCTGCCAGTCGCAGCCAGTCATCGTCAGCCAGTGGATTTTTAAACACATCGCCGCTGCCGGTATACAGCCAGAATGTGGTTCCGGCGCCTTTCGTTTTTACCAGTGGGTTTGGTGTTCCCATCATATCCTCCTCAGTTGATATAGGTGATCCGGTAAGTAATTTCCGGTTATTAGTGGCCCACAGCTTACATAGCCCTGACGGCAGCGCCGGCAGGCTGGGCAGCAGGTTATCAGATACCGACAGTTCCTGTAGTCCCGTCGGCAGCGCCGGCAGGCTGGGCAGCCGGTTATTATAGGCCCACAGCTTACATAGTCCTGACGGCAGCGCTGGCAAGCTGGCAAGCTGGTTATCAGATACCGACAGCTCCCGTAGTCCTTGCGGCAGCGCCGGCAGGCTGGTCAGCTGGTTACCAAAGGCTGACAGTTTACATAGTCCTGACGGCAGCGCCGGCAGGCTGGTCAGCGGGTTACCATAGATCGACAGCTCCCGTAGCCCTGACGGCAGCGCCGGCAGGCTGGGCAGCTGGTTACCAGCGACAATCAGCTCCTGTAGTCCTGCCGGCAGCGCCGGCAGGCTGGTCAGATTATTATCAGGAATAACCAGTGTTGTAATATGCGGTGGTAAATGGTCTGGTAAGGTGGTGAGGCCTGACTCTCCCACGTTAAGCACTGGATTGCCGTTCTTCAGACAGTTACGCATTTCCCGTACCACTGCTGCGCGGCCGCGTGCCTCTCCTTCTGGCGCCGCCCTTTGCCATGCTGACCAGACAGCATCATACTCTGCTGCCGTCTGTGGCGCCGTTGTGGCAGGGAGGCAGGATGTCCCGGATGCCTCTTCCGCGTGTTCTGTGCGTTCCACTCCCGGTTCTGTTGCCATGGTTAAGTGATGTGTTTCACTGTACCCCTGGCAATTCACGGTATAGTTCCCGGCGTCATCCAGGGTGACTGATAATATCTCCTGACTGTCTTCATCCAGGATACAGAAGTAGTTTTCCCCGTGCAGGCCGGAATGAATGTTTTCCTCCCATCCGGCATACGCGAGCGTCCTGAGCAGTTCAAATCTGCTGACCACATCCTCCCGCGTCGTTCCGGCCGGCGGGTGACAAATCGTCCAGATGCACTCCAGCGCTGCAGTCTGGTGCGTTGAGCAAAAAAATTCCTTACCTTTTTCCCATGAGCTCATTTCAGGGGGGGTATCAAACAGAGCAATACGATAAATGCGGCGGTTACTGATTGCGGCAGGACGACATCCGCTTCCAACATGAAAGGGCATAACAAAAAACCTTTATAAATTTACATATAGTATCTGTCCGGCGGACATCATCTCTCCCTGGTCTTAATTTCACAATAAGGTTATCGGCGGAGCCATGGTCGTCCCGCCATGGCGGACCTCAGAAAGTGCAGAAGAAACACCCGTTATAATGACCGGATGACGGGCCTGCTGTTTTACGGGTAAAGGTGTCGATTTTTTCGGGGGCGTTTTCTGCAATGCCCCGCTCATCCGGCGTCAGCGCCAGGACACCCGATTCTGGCAGGCTGAAGTCGCAACCGGTGCTGGCCATCCGATAGTGACATCTGCTGCAATCAAATGATGAAAATCAAGCTTTTTCTCATTTTTAATGCTAACAGGCTGAAAATTATCGATTACGCGGAGATCTCAACCAGCGTGGCAGACAGAGACGTGGACAGACATAATAATGCCGGAAAAAGTTGAGCGGACATAATCATAAAATAAAAAATATGGCTACTGCCAGCTAGTTAAAAACTATTTATTATTTCACTGACAGATTTTCCTAACTCAAGTGATCTCATTGTACCTGGTAGATAATTTTTACAAAAATCCGGAGGAGGGAAAACAATATCTCCTATGTGAAGTCCACTCAGTTTGTGAGCTGGGCAAGAACATACGTATTGCCAGTTGATTTCTGTGGGGAGCTTGCAGAAAAGTTGCCGACTTGTGAGCAGCACTGACTATCTGATGCGCGCCGGGGTCAGGAAAAACAGCCCGGACGGGAGCATTCCCCCTGACTGCCTGACGAAAAAGTTTGTCGCCGCGAGGAAATCAACTGATATTGAGTTCAGCGAAACCCCACCGCCGTTTCTGATTTTCGGTTTAAAAAATGTTAAAACTAATTTTGTTGTGGTATAAGGGGAAAAAGACCGAATACGGAAATTCGAGGAATCTCGAGGAAAGACAATTAAGTCTTTGATTTAAAAGAAAAATAAAAAAGAGACCGAATACGATTCCTGTATTCGGTCCAGGGAAATGGCTCTTGGGAGAGAGCCGTGCGCTAAAAGTTGGCATTAATGCAGGCTACGTCGCCTTGCCCTTTAAGAATAGATGACAACGCCAGGTTTTCCAGCTTGTGACGAAGGTGATTGAAAAAATCTGCCGCCATGTTTGTCATCAGAGATAAAAAAACCGTAACCCTTTTCGTGAAGGTTTACGGTTTTTTATTAAAAATCAGTCAGCTATTTGGATGGATCACAAAGCTTTTCCGCACGTTCGATAAACGGCGCCAGACTCATTTTCTCACCGGGCTTCGCCGGGTTATCCATTTGAATGACGGCAATAGGCTGAGCGCGTGTTTTGCCTTCCGCCACTTGCTGTTCAGCAATGGCATTCAAGGGATACTGCACCAGCGTACTGGGGTTGATCGCATAGAGCGCATGGCCTGGTCGACAGGTCAACATGACCTCTTCCCGATTAAACGCCCACTTGTCTTTTCCCACTTCAAAACGACTTACGGTAATCACCTGCGGCGCCGCCCACGCAACGCCTGAGATTGCCAGCAGTAGCGTCGGGAGTAGTATTTTTTTCAT